AGAGAGTCTAGCGAAAAAGACCCAAACATTGAAGCCGTAGGTATCGGCGGTCAGATTTACGGTAAGCGTGCAGATATGATTATCGTAGATGACGCTGTTACGTTAAAGAACGCTAACGAGTTTGAAAAGCAAATCCGCTGGCTTACCCAAGACGTACGTTCCCGTCTTAACCCAACTGGTAAGTTGGTAGTAATCGGCACCCGAGTTGCCGCTGTAGATTTATACAAAGAATTGCGTAACCCCGACAGGTATCCTGGAGGCCAGGTCCCTTGGACCTATTTGGCGATGCCAGCCTTATTAGAAACAGATGAGGAACCTGAGAAATGGGTTACGCTCTGGCCTTACTCTGACCAACCCTTTGATGGGCAGTCAGATGCCGATAAAACCGAAGAAGGTTTATATCCCCGCTGGAATGGTAAGCATCTATTTAATGAGCGCCAAGCGATGGATGCTCAGACCTGGGCTTTGGTTTATCAACAACAAGATGTTTCCGATGATGCAATATTTGACCCGGTATGCGTGAAAGGCTCCATTGATGGAATGCGAAAAGCAGGACGTCTGGTACCTGGCAATCCTGGTCACCCAAGAGACCTCAACGGTTTCAGTATCGTCTGTGGCCTCGACCCAGCAATGGTCGGAGATACAGCAGCAGTTTGTTACGCAGTTGACCGTATCTCTCATAAAAGGTACATTGTTGATGCTACGAAAATCTCGCGTCCCACTCCTGCGCAAATCCGCCAGCTCATCATCGATTGGACTAATCTTTACACTCCGGGGGAGTGGATTGTTGAACGTAATGCTTTTCAATCCTTCCTTACCCAAGATGAAGGAATTAGACAGTTCCTGGCTACTAAAGGCGTTATATTAAGGGAGCATCACACTGGCTCAAACAAATGGGATTCAGGATTCGGCGTTGCTTCGATGTCGACTCTATTTGGTACTAAACAGCAGGACGGCAAGCATCATAGAGATAATCTCATCCATCTCCCGTCGGACCAGACGGAGAACATCAAGGCTTTGATGGAACAACTTATCACTTGGTCACCAACGACTAAGGGTAAGACAGATATGGTGATGGCTCTTTGGTTCTGTGAAATCAGAGCAAGAGAATGGCTAAACACCGGTATCTATCAACAGCACCATCTAAAGAACCCGTTTCTATCTAGGGCAGAAAAGCAAAAACGAATCGTTGTCAACATTGATAACTTATTACAAGAACAAGAGAGGCAGTTTATCTAATGGCAAAAAAGAAGACCGAGGCTTCCAGCCTCAAGAAGCAAGCCAAGAAGGCACGAAGCAAGGCTTCAGGGAAAATCGAAATTGATACAATTAAAAAAGTAGGCTTTGTAAAAAGCCTTGGACAAAGACCTTCTGATAAAAAATATAGCAGAAAAGCAAAAGTATTATCTAAGGCAGATAAACTTATTTCTGCAACAAAAACAAGACAGTTTTATGCTGGAGGACCAGAAATGGTAACCAAAGCAACTGTTAAAAAAGTTGACTCAGATGCTTACAATCTTTTAGCAAAAAGAGCAAAGGCTAAAGGTCTTAAGGGTAAGGATGCAAGGGTTGCAATTAGTAAGTCTCTAAATGCTATGTCTAGACAAATGGAAACAGAGCGCAACCGGACTGCAACACGAGCAGAAGCGATTGCTCGTAGAGAAAAAAAGAAACGCCGCAATACAAATTTAATGAGTTAGTAGTAACTTTCCCGATAGGAATTAAATGTTAACATCCAAAGAGGTCATTGCGAAGGTAACACGCCTTCAGACTCGTTACGCTAAACGCGACCAGCGTATGCGTGACGTTCTATCAGTGCGCCAAGGAGACATCTCCAAGGTTTATCCTGCTATGTTCTCTGAGGATTACCCAAAGCCACTCGTTGCTAACTTCATTGATGTAGCTGCTCGTGACTTAGCAGAGGCTATGGCACCACTACCGGCCTTTGAATGCTCTGCTACAAATATGGTTTCTGATTCTGCTCGTAAAGCTGCAGATACCAGAACCCGCATCGCTAACTATTACGTATCATCTAGCGAACTACAGATTCAGATGTACTCCGGTGCTGACTGGTTCAACACTTATGGAATGCTACCAGCAGTAGTGGAGATGGATTATGAAACTAATAACCCGCGTATTCGTCTACTTAATCCGTTCGGTGTTTACCCAGAAATCGACAGATTCGGTCGGTGTATCTCAATCACTCAAGTTGTTCAGTCTGATGCGGAAACTATCGCATCACAATACCCAGAGTTCGCAAAGCAAATCTTAGGTGGCAATGCTTACATCAACAACTCTCCTTATGTTTCTCTAGTTCGTTACCACGACAAAGACCAGGATTTAATCTTCCTACCTGAGCGACAGAACCTTGTCCTTGCTAATATCCCGAATCCAATCGGCAAATGCCTCGCCTCTGTTGCGGTTCGGGCCTCTCTTGATGGCGAAGCTCGCGGTCAGTTTGATGACGTCCTAGCAGTACAACTTGCTAGAGCGCGTTTTGCTGTACTGCAGATTCAAGCAGCAGAAAAATCTATTCAAGCCCCTATTGCTATTCCACAAGATGTGCAAGAACTCGCACTCGGTCCTGATTCGATTATGCGTTCTGCTAATCCACAGGCAATTCGCCGCGTACCGCTAGAACTTCCTCCTGGAGTATTTACTGAATCTGGTGTTCTAGAACGAGAACTACGTCTCGGTTCGCGTTATCCAGAAGTTCGCAGCGGTAATCTAGATGCTTCTGTTGTTACTGGTCGTGGCGTACAAGCGCTACAGGCTGGGTTTGATACACAGATTCGCTCTGCTCAAGCACAGTTCGCTCGACTATTTACAGATATGGTTGCGCTTTGCTTTGAGGTAGACGAGAAGATATTTGGCAATATGACCAAAGAGATTCGTGGCTCCGAAGATGGAACACCATTCTCAATGAAGTACGTACCATCTCGCGCTATTGGCGGCGAGTATGGCGTAGATGTTCGTTACGGAATTATGTCCGGTATGGACCCCAACCGTGCAATCATTGCACTACTTCAGATGCGAAGCGATAAGTTAGTTTCCCGCGACTATGTACGTCGTGAAATTCCGATGGAGCTAAATGTTACACAAGAAGAACAACGTGTGGACATTGAAGAGATGCGTGATTCTCTTCGTGTTGCTGTGGCTCAGTATGCACAAGCTATTCCCGCACTTGCAGCGCAAGGCCAAGACCCTTCGCAAATTGTTTCAAGGATTGCTGAAGTTATTAAAGGCAGACAAAAAGGCAAGGCGATAGAGACTATTGTAGAAGAAGTCTTTATGCCAGAAGAGCCAGAGATGCCAGAAGTCCCAACAGAAATGATGGGTGGTCAAGTTCCAGCAGCAGGTATGGCCCCAGCCCCTGCCTCGCAGCCAACTCCAGAAATGATGACTGGTGCGGCCCCTGCTGCTGGCGCTCGTCCCGATATAGCAAGTTTGCTCGCGCAAATCGCAGGTTGAGCATAGCCGAAGGAGGTGTACAAATGAAAAAAGGTGGTCGCGCTGCTGCACCCGTGCAGAAGCCAACAGAAGGCAAGAAGGACACATCAAAGCCAAAAGGTGGAGATGTGAAGTTCGGATATGCCCCTGCCGGTCGTAAGGGCAAGAAGGCTTAAGTAAAACTTAACGAGAGGACAGAGCGTTGAAGAAAGAACCAGATTACATTCCGCGTTCTGTCCGTCTCGCTGACCTTGCTGTTTTACTCGCAGGTCTATTTCATAATTTAGTAAGTGCGATACATATGTTCGCAGAAGAAGTTTTAGATTTAGCTACATACAACGCAATTAGAAAGAACCAAGTGAATCAGGCTTGGGAACAATTTACAGTAGATTTAGAAACGATGGAGGACAACAATGGCTAGAGGTCCATTAGCAGGCGCATCAGGCCCTGGTAAGTTCTCCAAGAGAACAGATATGAATATGGGTTCAATCGCATACGGCGAAGGTGTTGAGACTGCCGCTATTAAAGCAGGCGCTCCACTAGCAAAGACTCCAGATGTTCGCGGTGCTAGAGCAAGTGAGGTACGTGAGGCTGCAACGCAGGCTCCAATTACTCCATTGTTCGCGCCATCACAAAGACCAGATGAACCAATTACTGCAGGTATCGCTATGGGCGCAGGTCCAGGACCTGAAGTTCTAGGCGCAGGTCGTCAAACAGAAAAGTATTCAGATACTTTGGCTAAGTTGCTTCCATTCGATGAGTCTGGAGAAATTGCGGTTCTGTATCAGGATATGCTTGCGCGAGGTCTATAGTGGAGAAACAACTAAAGATTGCATCCGCAGCAGCAAATCTTGGTCCAGCAGATAAGGCAAAGGTTGATACTCTAAACAAGGCTATCTCGACCCATAAGAATTTGCTTGATATGCCAGCCAATGAGGCTCGCGTTAAGTTCCAAACTTTACCTACTGACCAACAGGAAGTTCTTAAAACTACCTTTGGTACAGAACCAGACAAGCCAAAGCGTGGCTGGCTAGGTACTGCTTGGCATTACACAGGCGGTGCAGTTGTAGGCGCATTAACTGAAGTCTCTGACTTTATGACTCGCCTTTATCGTACTGGCGTTATGTCTGCAGAAGCAGGGCCAGGTTCGTATCTTTCCTTTATCAACACCCTACAAGGTAGAGCAACACCGCAGAGCATAGCGGCATTCAAGGAAGCCTTTAACAAGGCTGGCGACAATGGTGAACTTCTTTACAATGAGAACCGCTTATCTAAGGCTGTTCAGAAATACGGCCCAACTCGCGTCAAGATGGTGCAAGACGTCACCGAGAATAAACGTTCACTTTCAGATTTTATAGCAAACGGTACTCCAGAAGAACGCGAGATTGCCGCTCTTGCTGCTAAAGAACAAGACCCACTATGGCAAGATGCTTATGATGCAGTATTTGCATCCAAGTACTCACCAGGTCGTCAAGTTGCTAACGCACTTTTACCTGAAGGCCTAGAAGGTTCTGGCTTTTTATACAAGGGAATCTCTGGAACTGTTGATGCTACCTATAGAATCTTTGTTGACCCAACCATTGCACTTGGTAAAGCCAAGAAAGCCTACGATGCGGCTAACTATGCGCTCATTAAAATCGTCGGAGATGGTAATAAAGTAGATGATGTCTTTAAGAATCAGCGAGTTGTCAACTTCTTTAACGTATATGGCAAGGAATTAGACAATCTTGCTGTAGCTCGCAAGTCAAAGAACATTACTGCCGCTACTGAGGCCTCAACAAAGTTGCGTCGTATTGCTCCTGAATTTGGCCCTGCGGCTATTGATGAGTTCATCAAGGCTGGCGTTAAGAATGCTGATACAGCAAAAGCCTATTTGCAGAATACTGCAGATGCAAAGGCTATTCTCAAGGGTCAAGCAGCTAGAGAAACTCCACTTATTCCTAGATTAACCGTAGGGCGTAAGGCTAGAATCGCTGCACTTACCACAGGTAATAAGATTCTCAACATTGACAGAGTAGGGCAAAGCCTAGTTCGCGCTTTGTACGGCGTTGGCCCACAAACCGAAGACATTATCACCGGTATTACTACTCGCGCTGATGATATTGCAGCGCTTGAGAAGCAAGTCGGTAGATTAAAAGGCCCAGATGGTGCAGTTCGTTTTACTGCTAATCAGATTCAGGGTCGTATTGACCGGTTTGCTCGTAAGTTTACAAAGGTACCAAACCCAACTGCCAAAGTTTTTGACGTTATGGGACCAAATGCTGTAGATGAAATTTATCGTACAGCGCGTTTGGCTAACTCTCGTTACCACAGCAAGATTATTGCTGAGGCTTTTGCAGCAGGTGACGAAGGTCAGCGTATGCAAATTACCAAGGGACTTTGGAATACCATCTTCTCAACTCGTGGTGTACGTAAAGGTGACCCAGGTAGAACCTTTATGGAGCAGTTTGCTGGCAAAGGTTTAGAGAAGCGTTATGCAGCAGACATTGTTGTCAATGGACAACGCATCGGAAACCCTGCTGAATTTGCTGGTGAGCAAATGGCTCTGTTCCCATATCAATTATCGTCTTCAATGGTCATTCCATCCATTGTTGATTTAGATAGATTAACCGCCCGTCAGGGTTGGATTTCAAAAGTTATTGGTGTTTCACATAACAAATGGGTAGACAGGGCTACGTCAGGTTGGTCATTCCTAACGCTTGCAGGTCCTCGATTTGCAGTTAGAAATGCTATCGAAGATGATATGTTCTATCTTGCAAGAGGCCGTGCTCCTTGGGATATGGTCAAAGGTAGACTATGGTCAACCCGTATCCGCACCGGTAAAGGTGTCGGCGGAGCCGATGACGCGCTACAAAAGTTCAAAGATACAGTATTTGTTAACAGCCAATCAGGCGAACTAGGTGCTATCAATAAGTTCTTAAAGGCTGACGAACTAGAAGAGTTTGCCGCTAAAGTTGCTGCTGCTACAAATGAAGATGAAGTTCGTGCCGTTATGGCAGAGGCAGTACTTCGTCGTAAGTTAGCAAAACAACTAGACCCAGAATCTGCAGAAATTGTTGCAAGCCTTGCCAAGTTTGGTGACCTAGACCAGTTGCTTGCAGATGTATCTGAAGGCGCCAAGAACGGTGTTCGCGGTGGCGGTCGTTATTGGAATGTCAATGACGATGTATCTCGCTTTGGCAAAATGGAAGCCGTTACTATTGACGGACAAGCATATAAGCGTTCCGTTGGCGATAAATCATTTACCAACTTTAATCCTGTAGGTAGTGAGCAAGCAAAGGTTTCCTGGCTATTCCAGATTGGTGTAATGACCCAAGATGACCTAGGCCGCATAGCCGTAAAGAACCTTGATAATGAACAAGTCGCTATTGATGAGATGTTCAAGTACCTCAAGAACCTACCTCAGCGGGATAGGGATAGATTCCAGCTTTACTTCAAGGGCGGAGATGAAAGAGTCCACGCACAACGTGCGTATCTAGCAGTTCGTACTCTATTTTCAAAGGCAAACGGTGACTTAAATACCGACCTTTGGAAGAAAGTTGTAAAGACCGACAAAGATGGCTACATCAGAGTTACCTCAAAAGAACTACGCTTAGTTGATTTACCTAATAACCCAGCAGATGCACCTCAGTTTATTTCTGGCCCAACCCTAGTTCCAGTATCCGAAGCAGATAACTTTGCTGCGGCTATGTGGGATAGAGGCTGGGATGCAATGGGTGAGGCCAATGCTCGCTGGTCAAGAGAGCCTATTGTTATCAATGAGGTTATCAGATTCCGAAAGGAACTCGATTCTTCTGGTTACACACAAAAGGTTATTAACTCTTTAACTGCCAATAAAACTGATGAGGCTTACGAGGCTGCATATAAAGCTGCTATGCGTCACGTAAATTCCGTAGCTGAAGATTTGGCTAAAGATAGTGCGTTAGCATACGTAGATAACCCAGCAGTTCGTAGCCAGTTGGCTATGTCTGCCCGTAATTTTGCTCGTTTCTACCGCGCAACCGAAGACTTTTATCGCCGCTTTTATCGCACAGTACGCTACAACCCAGAGGCAATTACCCGCGCTGCGTTGACATACGACGGAATGTCTCATTCTGGATTCGTACAGACTGACGATACTGGCGACCAATACTTCTTCTATCCAGGTACAACAGTTATGTACCAGGCTATGGACGAAGTAATGAGCGCATTTGGTCAAGAGAATGCAATCAAGGCTCCGATGCCTATTGAGTTCAGCGCTAAGTTGAAGATGATTACCCCATCTTCTAACCCAGATTCGTTGTTCCCAACCTTTGCTGGACCATTATCTGCGGTATCTTTGAAGGCTATCTTCGCTTTAGTACCTCAGTTAGATAAGTTTGAACGAGTACTTTTAGGCCAGTACGCAGAAGACCAGCCTATGGTTGATGCTCTTTTCCCGGCACACATTAACCGTTTATTATCATTACAAGACCGCAATGAGCGTAACTCTCAGTTTGCCTCAGCATTCCGTAAAGCTGCTACCTATCTAAAGGCTACAGGCCACGCACCAGAGCCTAAGATAGACCCAGCAACAAACCAGCCAATACCTTTAACTGAAGGCGAACTACGTGATTACAAGGAGAAGTTAGAGGCTTCTACTATTACCGCGCTTACTCTACGCTTCTTGCTTGGATTCTTTGTACCTGCACCACCACAAACTACGCTCAAGAGCGAAATAGCACAATGGGTACGTGAGAATGGTGAGACTAACTTCAAGCAGACTTGGAATAATCTAGTCGAACAGACTGGTGATTATGACAAGGCTATGGAACTATGGATTAGATACTATCCAAAAGAACTTCCATATACTATCTCTGAGTCTCAATCAACAGTTATCCCAATCATCAGCGCTAACGAGAATGCTCGCAAGTGGGTTGAAGATAATCAAGGATTACTCAAGAAGTATCCACAGGCTGCGTCATTCTTCATTCCAAAAGAAGGTGAGTTTGACTTCAACGCTTACAAGCTGCTTATTAGAATGGGACTCAAAGAGTCTAAACTCATAAGTGATTTCTTACGTCAAGTAAATACTGCTCAAGATGAGAACTTCTACTATGAGCAACAGGATTTGTTTGAGCAGGACCTAGCAAATACTTATGGCGATTATCAGAAGCGTCAACTAAAAGAGATGTGGGATACCTGGTCAACTCAGTTTAAGAAAGCAAGACCTGACCTACAAGAAGAACTTGGCAAGGGTGCAGAAAGAGGTGTTGAGAGGGCGCAGGCTCTATCTGACCTAGAAGGAATGCTTTCAGACCCAACGGTTAAGTTGGACCCAACAATCCGTAAGCCAATTCAAGATATGTTGACGGTTTACAATGATTATATCAATGCTCGTGATTCTATATTTGGATACAGCGAGTCTGCACAGAATTACAAAGACTTACTCAAGGTAAGAGCAAAGGCTGAGTTGGAGCGTCTATCTAAGACAAACCTCAACGCACAAGATGCTTACTTTGCTTTATTCTCTAAACTAATGAGAGACTAATAGGAGATATAGTGACCGAAGGCGCATTTTGGAATAACTACAAGGGTACTGCTATACCCGCTTCTGGTTCTACTATCTCCAGCCCCAATGCTTCTGGAACTAACGTAGGATACAGAGGAACTGCTGGAACTACTAACGTTGCTGCAGACCCGTTCATCGCAGACCTATTGGCTATGTCTGACCAAGATAGACTTTTAGTTTCTGAACTTCTTGTCAAGGCTGGCTATCTTAGAACTCCTACACGTAAGTATAATAAGAAACTAGGTGATGCTTACCAAACAGCCAGCAATGACTGGCAGGTTGAATCAGCAAGAACTGGTAGAGCAGGATTTACCTTCAGACAGTTCCTTCAAGAGAATGCTGCAGCCCCTGCTGGCGGTGCAGCCAATATACCTACTCGTCAAATCTATGATGTACCAAAAATACAGATAGAAGACGATGTAAATGCTATGGCTCAAAATATACTTGGTCGTACCATTACCGATGCTGATAAGCAGCAAGATTGGTATAACGACTTAATCAAGGGTATCAATAAGATGTACCAATCCGGTACGCTAACTACCGTAAAGAATGTTAGAAATAAAAAAACCGGCAAGATGGAAAAGCAAGTAATTCAAGAGCCAGGTTTCTCTAAAGAGAAAATTACTGAACGTATAACTACCACTTTAGAGCAAGCAGACCCAATGGCTGTAGAACGCAAGAAGAATCTTGAGTTCGCTAACTGGGCTATACAGAAGATGGGTGGTGGTCGCTAGTGGCAGAAATGGACGAGCGTCTCCAAGCCGCTGCCAAGAGGAAAGCAGCAGAAACTGCTGCAACAATGCCTACGGTTAATCCTAAGACTGGTCAGTTGTCTAACATTTTCACTGGCAAGTTTGGCGTATTTGAAGTTCTAATTGATGACCCAGTTTATGGTGAAGAACTCCGCGCTATCAAGGCAGCACTAGAGGCTGGCAATACAGCCCTTGCTGATGACCTATGGAATAGGTCTAAGTGGGGTCGTTTAGATTCTGATGCACAACAAGCCTATTTAATGAGGCTTGAGAACTCAGACCTTTACAAAGAACGCTTAAAGTCTTGGCTTATCAGAATCAAAAGACAGTTAACTCAGGCTGGATTAAAAGCAGACGATAAGACTCTTGAAGATTATTACGTCCGAGGAATTGATGACGATACAATCCTTGATGAACTTACATCTGGACTTACAGCAGGTAAGGGCGCATTAGGTGGGCAAGCTGGTAATGCTCTTGAAATCCTACGCCAGACTGCTACTGCTAATGGATTTAATCTTGAAAAAGACTTTGGCAATCAAGTAGATGGATGGTTGCAACAGGTTGCTCGTGGTGAAGATATTTCAACTATCCAGCGTTTAATCCGCGCTCAAGCTAAACTAGGTTTACCTGAAAAGGTGGGTTCATTGTTAGACCAGGGTCTTGACTTGGCTAATGTATTTGCTCCATACCGTAGGCAAATGGCTAACTTGCTTGAAGTAAACGAAGACGCTATCGACTTGAGCGACCCGTTGCTTCGTAGTGCTTATGGACCAGACAAAGAGATGTCTCTATATGATTTTAAGCGAGCAGTTAGACAAGACCCTCGCTGGCAATACACAGATAACGCTCGTGAAGAAGTATCAAGCGTTGCATTAAACGTACTTCGTGACTTCGGATTCCAGGGGTAACAATGGCTGACGAACAAGATAGATTACGCAGGCTTCGTGCTCTTGAAGCAGAGCAAGCCGCTGCAGGGGCTGCTTCAATCATTAGTCCAGACGCACAAGATATTCGCAGTGAAGCAACCAAGTTAACTCCTGCCCAAGTTGCTGCACAGCAAGCACTTAAAGAAGCCTCAGAAGCAGCAACTGCTCTTGGAATACAAAATGTAATTGCTCCAACATTAGGCGGAACTGTCGGACAAATTAGTAAGGCTCCAACAACTCCACCCAAAGAAGGTTATGAATGGGCTTCTAGGTCAACATCCGGTGGTGGAATAGAGTGGTATGAAAGACCAATATCAGGTTATTGGTTGGGTAGAGGTGGTCGCGGCGGCGGCGGAGGTGGCGATGGTGGTGGAGGTGGTGGCACTAAAACCGTAGTTTCTACTTATATTGACCCAACTACCGGTGATGTAATTGCGGTCTATTCAGATGGGACTACTGCGGTTTTATCTAAAGGTACCAAAGAAGCAGATGCTGCAGAAGAGAAGCGTCGCCAGGGACAATCAGCTTATGATTTGTTATTCTCAGAATTTGAACGTTATGGGCTAGGCGCATTAGTAGAACCACTAAAAGGATTTATTACTGAAGGTTTATCTCCGGCAGAATTTACCCTACGTTTACGTGAGACTGATGCCTATAAGAAACGCTTTGCAGCTAACCAGGCTCGTATTCAAAAGGGCCTACGTGCGCTGTCAGAAGCAGAATACATTGGACTTGAAGACCAATATCAAGATGTAATGCGTCGTTATGGTTTACCTGAGACTTATTACACTCGCGGAGATATGGGTATACAGCAGGGATTTGAGAAGTTCATCGGCGGAGATGTTTCGCCTGTTGAACTAGAAGATAGAATCCAGACAGCACAGCGCAGAGTTATCAACGCTGCACCTGAAGTGACTGCCTCACTTCGCTCATTCTATCCAGAGATTGGTCAGGGAGATTTGCTTGCATACTTCTTAGACCCAGACAAGGCTATTGAAAACATCAAGCGCAAGGTAACCGCTGCTGAAATCGGCGGAGCCGCAACAATGGCTGGCCTTACAACTGGTATGGCTAGAGCTGAAGAACTTGGTCGCTACGGTGTAACCGGAGAAGCGGCACGTCAAGGATTCCAGACCATTGCAGAAGTTCTACCTCGCGGTAGCCAACTAGCAGAGATTTACAAGCAATCACCATATACACAAACCACAGCAGAGCAGGAAGTCTTTGGACTTACTGGAGCAACTGAAGCGTCTAAGCGACGCAGACAGTTAACTCAACTTGAACAAGCTACATTCTCCGGTCAAGCCGGAGCTGCTGGTGGCGCTCTAGGCAGAGAACGAGCCGGAGCATTTTAGGCCTGCTAACGGGACGACCGGTCCGTTAGAGAGATATAAATACCGGAAGTAGAAGCCATACGGCGTTCCCCAAACCGTATGAGGTCTACGTAACTACAAATAAGGGAGAAGGACCTATGTCCAACTATGACTACGAAGACGACGATTACAGTGTTGAAGACACTGCAAATGACCTCGTTAAGCAGTTGCGTAAAGCAAATAAGCAGAAAGAAAAAGAACTAGCAGATTTGAAAAGCCAGTTCGAGAATCTTTCAAAAGCACAAAGAGAACGAGCAATCAAAGACGCCCTCGCTAGTCGCGGGGTAAATCAGAAAATTGCTGCATTTATCCCACAGGATATAGACCCAACTGAGGAGTCTGTATCAAAATGGCTTGGAGAATACGCCGATGTATTCGGCTTTGAATCCGAGTCAAACCAGGCAACACCTAACGTTGACCCAGCTCAGGCAAAGCAGTATCAGAAGATGACCCGAACAGTTGATGCTGGCTCGGCACCTGATGGAGCAGATGACATTATGCGTCGATTGCTCAATGCTAATAGCCGTGAAGAGCTTGATGAAGTGATTAGGCAGTCTGGACTCTAAGACCGAACCTAACTACAGAAAGGTGGTAGCTAAATGGCAGTCCCTGGTGGTTCACCCACTACGGTATCGTCCGTAGCTAACCTCGTCCAAACGGCGTATGACCAATACGTACGTATGGCCCTTCGCTCCATTCCAGTAATGCGTGCGATTGCAGATGTAAAGCCTGTACAACAGGCTATGCCAGGTTCGTCAGTTGTTTTCTCCATCTACTCAGATTTGACTGCTGCAACCAGCACTCTGACAGAAACCGCTGACGTTTCCTCGATTGCCCTTGGCAATCCATCACAGGTAACCGTAACTCTACAAGAGTACGGCTCTGCTGTGACAACAACCAAGAAGTTAAACCTAACTTCTTTCAACGACGTAGATGCTGCTCTTGCAGACATCATCGCTTACAACGCTGCCGATTCTATCGACCAGGTTGTAGCAGGTGTTCTAACTGCAGGAACCAACGTAATCTACGCAGGTACAACTGCTACCTCAACTGACTCCATCACATCTGCTGACACAATCACAGTTGCTGATATCCGTGAGGCTGTTGTTCAGCTCCGTACCAACAAGGCTGTACCTCGCATTGGCGAGCTATATGCTGCATATCTACACCCACGTCA